TCAGATATTGTTAAAAAACAAGATCCCCTTGAATTGATTAAAGGCGGAACAGTAGTTGTTACAAATACTCAAGAGGTTTTAGCCTCTATTGAACAATTTAAAAAAGACGGAAAGTCTTTTTCTTTTAAGGGCGATAATGGAAAAACATATTCAACATCAGATCTTAAAAAATCAAAGGCATTTGGAGGTGGATCTGGCGCAGGAGGAGGTACTAAGCAAACTGCTATTGGTGAAGCTGCACAATGTTTATGGATAGCTGCACTTTTGGGAGAAGGATATGACAAACCAATTGACTACTTTACTGATAAGCTTTTATCAAAGTATTTTAAGAAAATTTCAGTCGGTAAAACATCTTTAGACGAAATATTAGACATTGATGATAGTTGGAAAACATCGTCTTATTTGACTGCGCAATTTGCTGTCTCTAATAATATTGTTGATAACGATATGGTATTCCATAGAGACGATAGCGTTATGAACAGCATTTATAAAGCAAAAAATGTAGCGTTTAAAAATAATGATTTTAAACCACTAACTGATGATAAATGGAATCCGGGTGACATTTGGGCTGTTGAAAAAGGATTTAGTTTGTCAGAACTTAACACGTCAACGGTTGAATCTTTTAATGATGACATATTAGATTTGTATCTCCAAAAACGTTTAATCGGAATTTCATTAAAGAAAGTACGCCGCAGCGCACAAGCTGTCGAAAAAAATGTTGAAAGGCCACCACAGACACAAGATTATAAATTTACAGGTGGTCATATTAAAGCCTTAAAAAGAGGAGAATGGTATACTACAAAAGCCAACTACATAACGTTTGAAGGCGGCCAAGTTGATCTGCGTGCAAATAGCGCATTTGGTTCGCACAAATCTGAAATTAAAGGAAAGGGCGCAAGAGGAGGTGGAGCTTCGTGGGGAGTTATGCAAGACGCTTCATCAAGAATTTACGGTAAATCAAAGCAACTTCCAAAAAATAGCTTCCTTAAAAAAGAATCTCAAGCAATAGCGAATGGAGATAAAAAGGCAATTAGCAAATTTACTAAAATGCTTCAAGTTTACGATAGAAGTATTTCAGAATTAGCCGTTATAAAGGAGTTAAAGAATAAGAAAAAGGATACTGCAGTTTGGGTGCATGGAAAACTCGGCGGCCTTTATGTTTTAGATCTTATTCAAAGGGGCGGAAAAAAAGCAAACCAATTTATTACACAGTTGGTAAACTACGCAGGAAGTGCTACTTCGGATTCTAGCGCTTACGTAATCTTAAAAGAAAAATAATGAAATCATTTATAGAGCATCTTAGCGAAGCAGAATACGACGGAAGAAAAGTCACTTTAAATAAGCCATTTCGTTCAGATGATAAAAAGAAAAAGTTTTACGTTTATGTAAAGAACGAAAAAGGCAACGTTATAAAACTTGGCTTTGGAGATCCTAATATGGATATTAAACGCGATAGCCCAGGTCGATTAGCCGGATTTAGAGCACGTCATCAATGTGATACAGATCCCGGCCCAAAGTGGAAAGCACGCTATTGGTCTTGTAAGTTTTGGGAGAAAGGTAAAACCGTAACAGACCTATTGGACAGTGTTGATATATGTGACAGTATACTAGAAGCATCTCGTGCAGGTAAAAACACTCACATGACACATATCGAAGATCGTGTTATTTACGGTGGAGTTAAGGGAGCAAGAGAATCAATTCTCGCTCTTCGTTCTTTGAGAGATATGCTAGCTGGTAAAGTTAGTTCTTCAACTAATGTTACTGAAAAATGGGACGGTGCACCTGCGGTATTTGCCGGAATTGATCCTTCAGATGGTAAGTTTTTCGTAGCAAAAAAAGGTATTTTTAATAAAGATCCAAAGGTTTATAAGTCAGAGGCCGATGTGAGAAACGATACATCTGGCGACTTAGCAGACAAATTAGTAATCGCATTCAATGAACTTAAAGATCTTGGTATTAAAAACGTTATTCAGGGAGATATTATGTTTACAAAGGGAGACCTTGAATCTGAAACTATCGATGGTGAGAAATATATTACATTTCAGCCTAACACACTCGTTTATGCAGTTCCTTCCGGCTCTGATTTAGAAAAGACAATTTCAAAGGCTAATTTAGGAGTTGTATGGCATACAACTTACAAAGGTGATAGTTTTGAATCTATGACTGCATCTTATGGTGTAGACGTTTCTTCTCTTAAAAAGAAAAAAACAGTTTGGTATCAAGACGCTGATCTTAAAAATCTTTCTGGTACCGCAACATTAACTAAAGCGGATACTGAAGAAGTTACTGAGCAACTTTCAAAAGCTGGTAAAATCTTCCAAAAGATTAAGTCGACAACGCTTAACGAGCTAGAAAATAATCCAGAACTTGCTACTAAACTTGAGACATTCAATAACACACTCGTAAGAAAGCGTGAGCGTATTGAAAATACTGCAAAGCATGTAAATGATTTAATTGCTTGGTTTGATAAAAAACATAAGGCCGAGTACAAAAAGCGCAAAAGTGATAAAGGCAAACGAGATATAGCACTGAAGAATGAAAACGAAATGAAATTCTTTTCTAAGGAAAATAGAAAGAACCTTGATATGATGTATCAACTAATGAATGCAATTATTGATGCCAAGTTGATTATTATAAATAAATTAGATAAGTTAAAAGAGATTGACACTTTCATTAGAACAAAAAAAGGTTTTAAAGTAACAGGTTCAGAAGGATTTGTTGCAATTGACTATAATACTAATGGAGCAGTCAAACTAGTTGACCGATTAGAATTTTCTACAAATAATTTTTCACCAGACGTTATTAAAGGTTGGGAACGATGAAAAAAATAAACGATATTAAAGGATTTAAGCAGTTTAATGAAGACAGCGTAAACGCAGTAGTTTTTACGTTTGGAAGATTTAATCCACCTACTGTTGGCCACGGTAAGCTTATAACCAAAGTGGCTGCTGCAGCTATTGGAAATCAATATCGTATATACGCTTCTCAATCAAACGATTCTAAAAAGAATCCTCTTAAATATAAAGAGAAAATTCGTGTTATGCGTAAGATGTTTCCAAAACATGGAAGAAACATCATTGAAGATAAAAATGCAAAAACTGCATTACACATTGCTTCTATTTTACACGATCAGGGATTTACTAAGATGACCATGGTTGTTGGCTCTGACCGAATAAAAGAGTTTCAGAAACTTCTTAAGAATTATAATGCTGTAAAAGGCCGCCACGGATTTTATGATTTTAAGGATGGTATAGAAGTTATTTCAGCAGGCGAAAGAGACCCAGATGCAGAAGGTGTTGAAGGAATGAGTGCTTCTAAAATGCGGGCTGCAGCAATTGATGGTGACTTTAAAGCATTTACTCAAGGATTGCCAAAGGAATATGGAGAAGACATGACACTATTTAATCTGATTCGAAAAAGAATGGGATTAAAAGAAATGGTTAGCTTCCGTAAGCATGTTCAGCTCCCAAGTCTTTCAGAGAAAAGAGAGCAATATATTTCAGGCGAAATATTCAATGTAGGAGATAGTGCAATCACCGAGTCTGAAGAAGAAATCTTGATTAAAGAGAGAAAGTCAAATTATATTATTGATTCAAAAAATAAAAAACATTTTGTTGAGAAACTTAAGCCAGCATACAAAAAGGGTTTATCAAAATCAACAAGTTCAAAACGCCAAGCACAGTTTAATAAACAGGCGGAAATGGATGATGACAATCCGAATTCTTATAAACCTGCACCTGGAGATGCTCGGGCAAAGACAAAGGTTTCTAAGCACACAAAAGCATATCACAAAAAATTTGGTAAAAAAGAAGCTCTAGATCAAGGTACTGATGAGTTAGTTAAAGCATACAAAAAGCTTACACCACTAGAAGAAAAACAAATTGCCGGCCTTAAGAAAAAAGCAGAAGAATCTGGTATGCCATATGGCATATTAAAAAAGGTATTTGATCGCGGTATGGCTGCATGGAAATCAGGTCACCGTCCAGGAGCAACTCCTCATCAATGGGCATATGCACGAGTCAATTCTTTTGTTACAAAGAGTAAAGGCACGTGGGGCGGAGCAGATAAAGACTTAGCAGCAAAGGTTCGAAAAGAATCTATTGACGAGGGAGAAGGCAAATATAAAGGAGAAACTTGGGAAGATGGTTTTAAAAGACGTGTAATAAAAACAACAAAGCCCGAACATAAAGAACAAGGTTACACTTGGCGCATTAAAGGAAAGGAGCGGGATGAAATTTCAATTAAGCTTTATAAAGAAAAGCCTGATTTTAAAGAATTTGAGAAACAAATGAAGCGTGTGGCTGGCCACGAGTTTGGAGGTTAAAATTTTATAAATAGCATTATTCTAATGGGAGACATGAATCAATCAGATAAAAACAGACTAGATCGTATTGAAGAAAAAATCGATAGAATGTCAGAAGCAGTAATTGCTTTGGCAAGAGCTGAAGAAAAAATTATTTCACTTGATGAAACTACACGTATGATTTTACAAAAAATGGTTAACCAAGATGAAAGACTGCGTAAGGTTGAAAATGTACAGCACGACAATGAATCTACGTTAAAGACTATAAAGTCTATTGTTTGGACTACAATATCTGCATTAATTACTACGGCCGTTGCAACTTTAGCCTGGATCTTTACTGGTTCACCCGACTAAATGATTTCTTTTAAACATTATCTTATTGAAAAACCACTGACACCTTCTCAACGAGTTGCTAGAAGTCGTCAGATGAAAAGGTTAATGCCTAAAATACAAAAGAAACGTGAAATAGCAATGCGTAAAAAAGCTTCTTCGACACAATTAAAAATGCGCGCACAAAAGAAGGCCACTGCTATTATCCGTAATAAATTCATTCCTGATGGCCAAGATTACGCATCTATGTCATTCGCCCAGAAAATACAACTTGACAAAAAAGTTGAAAAGAAAAAAGCAGCTATTAAAAAGATTGCAAAAAAATTAATGCCAAAAATTAAACGTGCAGAAGCAGAGCGTTTAGAAAAATTAAAAGCTAACAAATAACTATAAATCAAAAAAACTAGTATGAAACCACAAGACCAAGCACTCGCAAGTATCGCAGAAGCGGTAAAGCGTGTTATGAATAAAGAAACCGAGGTTCAGCCTTCAGACAAAGACTTTGTTGATCTTCATTCGATTGATAAAGAAAAACGTCGTGGCTCAACTCCTCTTACAGAAAAAGACATCGAAGAAGCAAATGAATTTACTAAAGCTGCCGCAAAAGCCGCAGTTGCTGGTGATGACGAGTTTGAATTTGATGGTAAGAAATTCCCTACTGAAATGGATGTAGATGTAGCCAAGAAGATCCTTGGTGAATCGGCCGAAATTGATGAAAAAAAGTATGAGTTTGTAAGCACTTTCGATAAGAAACTTATAAAGCCCGACATTAATATGAAGGATGTTATTAAACTATATCCAAAAGCAAAATTCTCTAACCGGTCTTTATGGCGCGGTCATGCGGTACAATACCCTGGTGGTTCTGTAGCATTAGAAAAAAATCTTGCAGCAAGATTTCAGTTTAAAGACAGAGAACACCCCGGGAAAAAAATTACACCTAACGATAAGTTTACGGTTGTTGCAATTTGGTCTTTTAAGAAGGCTCATACGCCAACAGCTATATACGGGGATTTTGATATGGATGATGATCCAAAACCTGGGAAAAATGAATCAGTCGAACTTGATGAAGCTACCATGAGCTCAGGTGTAAAAATGGCAGCTGAACGCATTTATGCTTTAGAGAATCAACTAAAAGTCGGATCAGCGGTGAATAAGGGTGTTAACAAAGCGCTTGGAGGA